CTTGAGCTTTTATCTCTTTACCTTTTTGGCTTGTAAATAACTCTTGCTCTTTCTTCCATGACTTCGCAAGGTTAATACTCATTTTATCTTTAGCTTCCTTGCTAAACAAGTCTCTTAATTCCTGGTATGTCTTAAGTTTATTTTTATCAACTTTACTTTCCATCTCTTTAGTTATGAGACTCTTAATTCCCTGTTCTTTAATTGCTGCATTTATCTCATCTTCAGTGGCAAGCATTCTGTCCATAAGACCTCTAACTTCATCTGTTAAAGGTGCATTTAAGTTTTTGATCTCTCTATATACAGTTATCAACCACGCTCTAAACCTGGAGAATGCTGTTTGTAGTTCCTTGGTCGGTGCTTTACCTTCCATAAGATAGGACTCAAAAGTTCTTGCAAATAACTCATGGTGTTTTGTTTCAATAGCGTTAAATGATTCAACTCCTAAATGAGTTAGAATAGCACTAACATCTTCCATAAACTTCTGCTGTACTTCGGTCCTATTACTTCCTTGAGCAACTATAAAGTTGTAGTCTTCCCTCATCTCTTCCAGGAATAAATGTCCTGTTTCATGTAGGAATGTTGAAGGATCTGCTTTTGCTAATAAGTCGATTCTAAAAAAGTCTTTACCTACACTTATCTGGCCCTTAGGATCTTGTTTGCCACCTTGGAATAAAATCTTTTCTGCTTGTGAGTCTGTATAATTCTCAGTAACTTCCTGTCTATTATCATCGTTATATTCTACGATATCTAAACCTAAGCCTTTAAGTATCTTTTTAGTTTCGTCACTTGTATTTTCTGGAATGATTGCAGCTTGGAACTCGTCTATATCTACTGCCCTTTGAACTTTAGACTCAAAGTATTCTGTCTCCATATTCTTAAGCTTGTCCAGGAAGTCCACGACTTCTTGTTTCGTTTCATCTGATAAGTTATAGTATTGGTCCAGTGAATTGATATTTGTTTCGGCAACTTCTTTTAAGTGTTCAGAGAATAAATCAAGTGAACCCCAACCATCATAGTGCTTAACTTCAGCTTGTACTTTATCAAACAGGTCACCAAATTCTCTATCGATCTCTTCTTTGATAGCCTCGAACTCTTCCTTGGAAACAACCTTGTCCCTGTCTTTTCCCATTTCCTCTATAGACTTAAATTGCTTTGCAACTTTTGATCTAATGCTACCAACTCCATAATTGAAATTCTCACCATCTCTTAGTGATTTCTTCATCAACTTAACTACATTATCTAATGTATGAGGAATGTATCTAATTGCTCCAGTGTTCGGATTGGTATCTTTGAAGACCTTTTCTTTTATATCCAGTGTATCATATACATCTGAGGCATATTGGTCGAACTCTTCAGTGAGTGTTGGATCATCGAATATTTGTTTTTTAATATTAGTTTCGGTTTCTCTCTTATCTATTTCCTGTGTATCATTGATAAGTCCCATATCTTCTTTAACTGAATATAAAACTCTATCAAGATAATGACCTCTAGGATCATCTAGTGCTTCCTGGATATCTGAGATATCTTCCTGATCAACTTTGTTGCCTAGCTCATTTATATGAAACTCTTTGACTAGCTTTACGAACTCCTTATTTTGAGCGTCAAGCATTCCCTGTCCACCAAAGAATTTTTCAAAACCAGCTTCTCTATACGCTTCAACTTTTTCAGGTTCAATTGATTCATATGCAACAATTGGATCAATACCTTTACTTTCAAGGAATGCATACATCAAAGCTTTATCTTCCTGTAATGCTCTTAATCCACTTCCCTCTATTTTATTATAATCTGTACTGTCGTTAAAGATCTCTTCATTTATACTACCAACTATATCTTCATATTTTTTTCTTCCAGCTTTAGGTATTGTGTAATCTATTGATGGATATCTAGGGCTATAAACATCTGCATTGAATGTCTTAGCTCCCTTTGTTTCTAACATGTCCGGTCTTGCTATTAGTGATATCTCTCCAAAGTTCTCTAGTGACTTACCTTTCTTTGTAACTGCTAACGATGGAACTGCGAGTCCACCAACTTTAAGTGCATGTTTTAAATTTCTCTCGCTTAAGTTATGTGTAACGAACAAGTCTTTTATTTCTTCTTTTGTTTTTTCTCCTGGAACTGCTTTGTCTGCATCACTTGATTGACCTTCAATAAGAACCCACTCAGGAAGTAGCCCAACTTTTTGATCTGCAAAAGTAGTGTTAGCTGGATTTTCTCTATTCTCTTTTCCTTTAGGACCATAGTTAACCCATGAGTTTTGCCCTCTGGTTTCCGTTGTCATTGCTCTGGCCGCTTTAGGTGAGTACATCCTAACGTGAGATTGCCATGCATTCTCTTCGCCTCTAGGACCAAAACTAGATCCTTCTTTGTAATGTCCAAAGTAATCGTGAACTATTCTAAAAAGATCATTTGCAGCTAATTGATAACCGTCTATTGACTCATCTGTTTGTTGTAACAATGGATTATCCTGGACTTGATCACTTGATCCAAAACCTTGCTCTGTCGGGAAAAACCACAAGTGGCCATTGTCTAGATCTTTGAACATATCTTGTGATCCATTAGGATACGGATTTTCCATATCTGCTGTAATCATTTCAATTTTAAGTCCGGTATTTTTGATTGACTGGTATTGTGCCAAAGTCTCATCGATCATGGCCTGGTATGCTTCTTTTACTTCCTGGTTTTCAGGATCATGCTTCATCTCTTCAAAGGCTTTTGATATTCTTTTAGCTCTTTGAACATTCACTTTTACATATTCTGATTGTTGTCTTTCTTCAATTCCTGCTTCTTTGAGGTATTCTCTTGCGACTTGTCTTGCTTCTTGGTTGTGTTTGATGCCTTTTGGTTTTCCCTCAAGCTCTGTTGTGATCTCTGGAATCGCAAGTTCATTCTCTCTTTGTCCAGTTTCTCTTCCTTCATTGTTATTGTCCTTGTTAATTAGTTTATCTGAGTATGCAATAAAGTACCTTTCTGAGTCACCAAAGGTTTCTTTTATAAACTTGTCTGGTGTTACAAGTGTTGCTCCATATATTCCCTTACTGTCCAGGAATTGAGATGCTTCCTTGTCACCACCCAACTCTTTAGAAACTGCTTTATATAATTCGTTACCAGTCTTTACACCTTTATATGACTTTGCAATTTCCTTTATTATATCACCCTGTTCACTAATTTTTTTATCTAAATCAAGAATAGGTAAATTTTCCACGTTTAAATCAACTTCTTTAACTGTGCCTTCAGTATCCTTAACCTGGTCCATTGACTTGCGATCGCCAACTTTCTGTGGACTTCTCGCTACTCTCATCTTTCTGTACATGTCTGCTATGGCTTTGTTTGCAGCAAAATATACACCATAACCATGTCTTGTGTTTTCTGCTTTATCAAAATCAAAGGTCTTAAAGTCTTCTTTAGTCCCGTGGTATGCTGATTGAAATAAATCAAAATCGCTGGCCTTATCTTCTTGAATGCCTAGTAATGCCTTGAATGTCTGATCTGGTTCAACTTGTCCTGAGTGTATATTCTCATAACCGTTTTTAAGTCTTTCAATTGCTACTGTTCTGATTCTCTTATAAACTGCACCTTTTTTAGATAGTGCTGTCTTGCCAAAAGATTGCTTGTTCTTGGCTTGAACTTCTCTGTACCATTTAGGGAAAGTACTTTGTTGCATATCAACAATTGGTGCTCCACCTGTCTCCGCTTCAGTAAAGATCTTGTTACCTTTTTCTGATTGTGATATCTCATATATCATCTGTTCGACTTCAGTATCAATGGCCTGTTCTGCTAAAGTTAAAGCTTCACCTTGTAATTGCTCAACCTTTAATTCTTTGATGCCGGCTTTCTTATTATTCTCTTCTTTTAGTTTCTTGTTTTTCAGGATCTCGTCATATGTAGTGTTATCTCTAACTACTTGCTGCCCTGTCTTTCTGATCTCAAGGTTTTGCTCCCTGAATAGCTCTAAAGGATCTTTACCTCTGAGTATTGCTCTGGTCTTGATTCTTCCTTCATATAGGTTAGCTTGTAGCTCCGCATCTTTGTCATTCATTCCAGCTAATTTTAATTGATCTTTAACTCTAGATTTTACTTCTTTTGCTGATTGAATAAACTCATCATCCTGCAATTTTGCTACTTGTTCGGATAATTGTTTCATAACCGATGGCAACTCATTCATGGTTTTATTTGCTTGATTTAAGTTCATGCCATCTGATCTAGTTTTAACTGAATTTAAAAGACCATCTGCGTCATCTGTCTTTGCAATTGTTTCAGCATAGTCACCAATTGGAATCTCAATATCTGATCCAAGGGCACTCGCCTCTGCATATGATTTTCCAACTTCGTCACTGATCTCGTATGCCTTAGCTAGTGGACTTTCACCTTTTGAGTTCCAGAAATTATTAAAATCATCCACCTGGAAATAAACCGAACTTGATTCACCTTCATCATTAGCACTCTCTACTAAGTTTCTTATAGCGTCTTGAGCTTCACTTGTGTTCTTAGCTTCTTTTATAGCAATACTTAAGTCATTGACCGCTTGTATTTCCTGGATCGATTCTATGGCATTCTGAGCATCATTAACAACGTCCTCTGCTGACTTAATTGGATCGTCTATAAATTCTTGTCTTATTTTGCTCGCTGCACCAATGGCAACATCGTTTATTGAACTACCTAGTGAAGTCGTCCCTTCCTGGATTGCTTGACCGATTGATACACCTTTCAGGCTTTTCTCTTTTGCAACTTGACCTACAAATTCACCGATACCTTCTCCGGCCATATCTGCAATTACATCTTTAGTTCCAGCTTTTACAAGGGCCGTTTTTCCAACTGCTTTTCCAGTTTCTTTTGCTGCCTTCTTAACTCCAGCTAATGCCTTACCAGCGAACATGTTAAATATGCCGTCAACCGCTGCTGTACCGATACCCTTTCTTTGTGCCCTTTCTATGACTGTCTGCATATACTCTTTGTTATTAAGCATCTTCTCAACTGCAATTGGATCTGTTAAATCAACCCCACGCTCCGCAAGATCCTCTGATATTGCTCCACCGATCTCTGTTAAGACTGATCCTGCAAAAGTTCCAACTCCAAAACCAATCGCTCCACCAATAGCTGTACCCTTTACTGGCACAACTGATCCTGCAATTGCCCCTGCCTTCATACCAGCGAAACCAGTGATTATAGAAGGAAAAGAATTGGCCAATGACTCTGTAGATGAATAGACAAGTCCTTTCGGTCTTATAACTGCTGATCCAACTAGCTCTAGTGTTTCACCAACTGTCTTAGCTCCACCGGCCGCAAAGTCTGTTAAGGCATCAATAATGTTACCTTTCCTTAACTCTTCATATGATCCTTTAAATTGTTCAAAGGCTTCATCAATATCTTTAACATCACTTGCCATTTCTTTGTCGAACTCTTTTGAAAACTCTGGCTTTTGACCTTTTAACTCTTGTGCTCTCTTAGCATTGCTTGATATGTTCTGTGCTATATCTTTATTATTTCCAACCCCATATGCTGACATAACAAATTGAGCTGAAGTATTTAACTGATTCCAACCTGTATAAAGTGCTGAGTCTAATTGTTTTGTGAACCTTTCATCTTTCTTATTTTTTCTTATTTTATATGCGGCCCTTTCAACTCTCTTAAGTGGTTCTATTTCTTTCTGTGCGATTGCTGCGTGATCTGGATTTTCTAACCACTTTGATAAACCTGGATTAATCTTCAATAGTTCATCATACTGAAAAGAGTCTTCCTTTTCTTTGGCTTTAAATTGGTCTAGGTTTTTATCTACAATATTAGATGGAAGGTTATTCTTTTTAGATATATTAAATACGTCTTTACTTCTTAAAGGATCTTTAGTTGATGCAAGCTTTATCGTTTCTTTGACCACGTTTTTCTGATCACCTAACATGCCATCGACTACATCATCATATTCATTGACTGGCCCTTCTTGTTGTTCTGGTTCGTTTCCAGTTATTACTTCATCATACTCGTTATAACCGTTATCTTCCATTCTATTTCCTTCCCAACTTTTTATTTAAGTTCTTGATATAAGCTTCAAAGATCTGCTTTTCTGTAGGATCATTTATGCCTTTTTTTCTTTTGAACGATTCCTTTATTTTTTCAACGTCATCTTTAGATATTTCTTCATACTCCATCTGATCTATATCTTCCTGATTAAGTTCAAAGGCAAATTTTGTATCATCCGGACTTAAGTAATCTTTGTCAATAACCAACTTGACTCTCAGATTATCTACTATTTCTTGTACTTCATTGTTTAATACTTTACGTCCCTTTTCAAGTTGTTTTTCAGTAATAAGCTCATCAACTTTTTTCCTAAAAGATATTGCTTTTTCTGCTTCTTGTTGAGAAACTTTCCCACTATAATTAATTCCCATGCCCTTAAGTCCACCGTTAACAATATTGTTTTTAGTTTGGATACCGTCCAACAGTTTACTTGCTTCTTCTCCAGCTCCAGGTTTTCTAAGTGCGGCTTGAATTGTAGATAACTTTACAAAGTGTGAGTCATTTAATTTATGCTTATACTCCAATAGGTTTTGATCTTTAAAGGCGGTTGGCTTATCACCTGACATTTGCTGCAATTGGTAAAACACTCCAAGATCTGTCTCTATGTCTTTGCCACTTGCCTTTTTTTCTAAGTACTTTCTTATCCCATTTCTTTGTTGATGCGTTAATTTATCTAGTCTCATCCCTAAACCATCTAAGCTCATAGTTTTCTCTACTTGTAAGAAAATAGCTTCATAGTTTTCTTCTTTCTCAATTCTCTCTACTTGCTTTTGCTCATTGTATCTATTTTTAACACGACTCGTTACCTCATCTCTAACTTCGGCATCTTCAATCTGTCTTGCCTTTGCTAGTCCATCTGACATTGGTAGACCTTCACCCATAATGGTATCTGTCGCCCTCTGTGCTTGCCCTCTGATCGATGCATTATCAAGTGCTGCCTTGAGCTTAACTGCTGCTGATCCTTCAATCTCGTCAACTTTTGGATTAGTCGCTGCGTTAAAATAATCAAGTGCTATTTGATCCTGGTCTGCGTTTAGCATGTTCGTAATAACTGAAGTATGTAGTTTAGTTGTTGCTTGCTGAAACATGTTTTTTGCTGTTTGTTCATCAAGCCCTTTTCTTCCAACAAGTCCCTGGTTTACCGGCTTACCATCGGCCATTATCAAGTCACCAGTTTTGGGATCTTTAGTTCCATAAATGGCACTTTTTATCTCATCGATATTAGTCCCTATTTTGTTGGGATTAAGAATAGCTTCACTTGTTAAAGTCTCGATTGTAGATTCAAAAACATTGTCCTCGTATCTTTCAATTTCTTTTGTTGCATGTGAAGAAAATTGTGAATAAAGATCATTTCTGTTTTTCTTAGTAAGTAGTTGGAGCTTTTGCTTAAGTCTCTCTGATCCACCACCATAGTTTGTGATTTCTTCTTGTGTGAATTTATCGTAATCATTATAGTAATTCTGCATGTTCTTAGCTGCGTCCTTACCTGTCTCTCTAAAATAGCCTTTGTCTTTATCAACTGTAAGTTCTATTTTCTTCTTTCTCAGTTTGTTTGCAAATTCTTGAGCTTGAATATCTTCAGCTTTTAAAGACTCATTCTCGTTTATCTTCATCACCTGGAGTGCAGCTCCGGCCAATTGCTCACCAGCGTTAACTCTAGATGTCGTATCACCTAGTCTACTTTTAAAACCACCAACTCTGGTAACTTCTTCTCTTACTCTAGGTTCGTTTTGCGTAGGTATTCTAGGCATATATGCTCCTTATTATTTCTTTGTGCCGTATTGTTTATTTATTCCATATGCTGAAACTGCTGAGTTAACAAGACCCATAGTTCCTTGAACTTCTTGATCATATGCTTTGGCCTCTGACTGAACTGTTTTAAACCTGGTATCTAACTCCAGGTCCATTTGATCCATCTCGATTCCCATTGATCTCTTCCATGCATTGTTCTTAATTGCCTTAACATCACCCTTTGCGGCTTCTCTGGCATCTCTCTCTAGTAAAGATCCAAGTTCACCCTCTAGTTCAATGCCTTGTCCGGCAAAGCCAACTCTTTGTGATCCTAACATTTGTCTCAATTGTTTTTGTCTTAGTGAAGCTTCGTTATCACCTTGCTCGATAACTTCTTGCTGCTGTATTTCCATTTGTTCTTTTTGGAACTGTGCCATTTCTTGATTCATGGCATTTTGATTTCTTATAGAATCGGCATTACTTTTGCCTTGTTGGTATTTCATTGCACCTTGAACTAAGGTCATTGCGACCATTGTTTCTACGCCCATTATCTACTCCCTAGTTGATTGGAAACTTACCGGCCGGATATATAGCTCCTATTCCCATTGGAACTGGATCAACCTGTCTGATAAATATTCTTCCATTACTATTCCATTCTGATTGGATTATAGCACTTATTACTTCAGTTTTTAAATCATTAGGTTCGGATGGATCTTCATCTTCTCTTAGTTTTACCTCTGTAAGACCTTCAACCGGATCTAGCAAGACGTTCGGATCAATAAGTGGAGCTTTACCACCTATCCAAATACCTCTAGTATCTTCAACATGTAGGCTAACTTCTTTGACAATCTTATATTTATCACTAAGAGTTTCACCATTCGCTGTGTCAATATTCAATGTTTCAATATCTGATAAGTAAGGAAGTCCAACATGTATAACTGCATAGTTATTATCTAGTGTAACTATTCCATCTGTAACTGTAATGTCTGTGTACGAATCATTATTAGGACTCGCAACAACAAAGGCATCGCCCAGGACCGAAACATTTTCACCTTCTAAGTGTTCTAAACCACCAACTGTATCTAAAGCTCTGGCAAAAATAGATGTACCTGAGAATTTAAAACTTATTGGAACTGCAACTATGGCCTCTACTGTGACGACTGTAGGGCTTGTGTATGCTGTTACCCTTACTCTCGCTTGTTCTGTATATGTAGGATCAATAACTATAGACATCTGAATATCTCTTCCAACATCATCTGCTGTAAAGTAGTTACCACCTGTACATGTTAAAGTTAGTGAAGTGCCGGCCACCCATGAACCACCACCGGATAATTGTAGAGATAATGATGTATCTGTATTTCTTCCATCATAAGTTAAGCATGAGTCCATGAACTTATTATCTCTAATATCATTTATCTGTCTTGTGCTTAGCTTTTCGATGTATCTAACTTCGCTACCATCAACTTCTCTTAATACTGAAACATATAAGAAGTCCTGGTTTCCTTCTGGAACTACTGCAACACTCTCACATACTCCACCTAAATCGTGTCTATGCCACGCTCTTATTTGCTGGTCCTTTACATATGTAAGACCTAATAACGCTCCATCTGATCTTACGATCCATAGTATTGAGTTAGGTATTTGCTGATATGCCCAGTCTGTAATTGTGAAATTATCAAACAAGTGAGCTGAAAATATTGTTAAGTCATTCCCTCTATATCCATCAACTGCAAAGTCAAAGGAAAGATCTCGTATAACTGAACCCCTAGCTTGCTGGTATAGTGCTGATCCATCAATAACAATCGGTGGCAAAGCACCTGATCCGTTATAAGAATATTGTTTTGTATTTATTGCTGTAGGTTCAACAACTCCGGCTTCGTTTCCGGCCGCATTCCATTCACCACCACTTGTTAAAATAACAAAGCTTCCAAGATCTAAAAGGTTTTCAACTGAGTTAACTTGCCTACCTGTCATTTGAAAAGTGATAGAATCATCCGACTGTACAGGACTTGATGTAGAGAAGTTTTTGTAGTCTGAAGTTTTAGACATGAATATTTTTTCTGTGTTGTTATTTGTATTGGCAAAACAAAGTCTTTGCTGGATATAGTTAACAACTGCTGGATAGTTATTCACTCCCAGGAATGGATACCTAGCTGAAGGATACGTAACACTATCATCAACTCCTTGGCCAATATCTAAGAAACTTGTGTTTGTTGTTACTCCAAATAATGCATATGATCCAAAAGATTCTTTGTATATTCTAAACTCAACTGCACCTGCTGGAGCTGTCCAACCTATAGTGATTGGTGATCCAGTCGTAGGAACTGCCTTAGAAAGTAATTCTGCTGGTGTATATTGCATCAACCCTGAACTTGTATAAACCCCAAAGTCTGTGCTATCAATGTTTCTCAATGAGAAGGTACTTGTCGTTATTACATCCACCACAAAGAATTTATTATTTAATTCCGTTATACCATTGGACAACCCTGTTAATTTAACTGCCTGTCCAGTGATAAGTGTGTGAGTCCCCGATATGGTCACAACTGCTGGATTAGCATTTGTTATACCTGTGATTGATTCGCTGTTTAGGTTAAGTCCTGGTAACGATTCATTATTTTGATCATCAATTGCTGTTACTACATATCGATAATCATTAGTTCCAGCACTACCACCAGTGGCCACTATTGAAGTTGGGTTTGCAACTGTAGGTGCAAAAGTTAACTCGTTAAAGGTCCAATTGGTATCACCCAGTCTTAAAAGCTCTAAAGGTGGATGTGATGGATGTGCAATTGTTACTACATCACCACTTTGAACATACTTAAATTCTTTTGCCTCTGCTGCTGTATAAACTGTTTGAAGTTCATATACTTTCCTGGACTCACCACCACTGACATATGCCCCGAATGGTCCACCGTTTATATTACTATATGGTACATCTGGTGTTAGTAACTGATAACTATTTGCTGCAACCGCTGAAACTGAGAAGAGTTTATTGTTAAGCTCTGTCATCCCTTCTATTCCAGTAATTTCTATTATATCACCATTGGAATAACCATGTGCTGTAGAGCTAACTATAACTGGATCTGTCTGCAAAGTGTTGGTTATAACCTTCGCTGTTTCTTTTTGAAGTACTCCATTTTTATGTATCCTTAAATAGTATTGTCCAAACTCTAATATGTAAGTCTGATCATTACTGAATATAAAGGGTACAAGCCTGACATCATATGCTGCGAACTTGACTGGAGAAATAAACTCCGTGCCAGGTCTGTTAGATACTCCACCGTAACGCATAACCATAGAATTTTTACAAGTCCTTAGACCGGATGCATACTTTGTAACGTCAACCCTGGAGTAAATAGAAGGTGAGACTTCACCACTAGAAAAAGTTCTTTGTGATAGCGTTGTCAACCTTATACCCCGTATATTATTTGTGAGCTATCTGATTGTTTGATAACTTCATCGGTATCATCTTTTTTAACTTCCATCTCTTTAACCTGTAATTCAACACGTAGAGATTTTTCATCACTACCTTCTAACTCACTAGATACTTCAACAACTTCAACAACTATTTCCATGTTAAATTTCTGGCCAATTGCTGGTGTACCTTCCAGGTTAAGTTTCTTTAACTCTTCCTTTCCTAGTGACAACTTAAGTCCATGAGGATACTTAGGTTTGTTAATTGAAGGTGTGCTAAAATCTTTTAGTTCAATTTCTTCATAACTCATATCTATCATAACTGATCCTATCCCTTGCACCGCCTCTAGATCTGATTAGATCAGATTCATTATGGCGATCGTGTTGTACTTCGTTCATGTTTTTCTTTTTAGCAAAACCAATTTCCATCTGATAGTGCTGAAGCATTTCGGCTTTAATTCTAAAGTCATCCCCTGCTGTCAATCGTGAGCAAATAAAAGCGGCCAGTCTGTAGGAAAGGGCCATTGCAAACTCACTATCGAAAATTGATGCATCTGTTATATCTGTCGTGTACTCAACAACTGCTGAGTCCTGGTCTGTATATATTTTTCTAGTTCCACCATCTACTACTATTCTATAGGGTATTCTTGATTGTTGTGTGTCCTGTCTAGATCCTGATAGTATTCTTCTTAGTCTCAAACAATCTGTAGGATATTGGTAAGAATATCTATACTCTGTAGTTGGATCTTCCTCGACTAAACCTAGTGTTGCAAAAGTGCTGGCAAAATTCCAGTCAAGATCTGATAAAGTTATCTTCTTTGCACTCTCGTAAAAACTACGACAAGCCCTTGCTTCTTGTGATTTCTCAGTATCAACATTAGCTATTTCCTTACCTATTCCCAGGTGTGAGATTGCCATGTTTGCTATTTCTGTCTTACTTGCCATTTTGTTTCCTAGTTAAAGAAAGGAGTGGTCTTTCAACCACCCCGATCTATTAATTAAATAACTTCCGAATTACTGTCTGCATCATCTTGTTCATCATCTGCGTCATCTAGTAAAACATTAGGGATTGGTTCGGGCTTATCCTGGATAAGTACCTCGTCAACTTTTACGTTCTTACCTAGTTTCTCCATCCATTCCTCTGAGAAATGTTTTGAGTCTTTAAGTCTGAATTTTTGTCCCTCTCTGATCCTGATGTCTGCATAGTATCCAAGACGTTTTGCTTTAACTTTCATTCTAACTCCTATTTATTAACTAACTGTGAATCCATCTGCAAAATAAAAATCATTTTGGATGAACGATTGTGGAATCATGTGACATGAAACAGTAGCCGAAGGAGTTGTACCACCTAGAGTATAATTAACTCTAAAGTACTGATCACCACGGTTGTCTGCTGGTACAGGTAAAACAAACTTAGATCCTGCTGCTGATCCTCTAGGGATAGAAATTGAACTAAGTTCAACTGCTGATCCAAATCCAACATCTGAGTCTGATTGTAATGCAACTGAATAAGTCTCATCTGCATTAGCGTCATCTGCTTCAACTTCGATAGTGATAACTACGGCCATTGGTTCACCAACTCCTAAGTTTCCATCGATACCAGAATCAATAACATTTGTACTAACTGCTGTAGCTGTTAGAGCTTGACTGTCTGAAAATTGTAATTGCTTATCTATAATCATTTTAATTCTCCTTGTATTATAAATACGTTTTTAATTAAGCTACTGTAGCTTCAGTTTCTAGTAATGCATCTACTGTCTTAAGAGGGATACCTCTAAAATGAGGGATTCTCTTACCATCAACTTCTTGATACGCAAGTGCTGATCCAACCATGTCATCTCTTCTTTGGATGTCTAGGTATTGAACAACTGTACGGTTAGCATAGAAGCATGGTTTACCCATATTAAGGTTAGGGATTCTATGTGTTGCTTTAATCATAAGGTTAACGATATCCGCTGCTGATCCTGTAGCAAGATCTGAAACATCAATGTTAGCGATACGAACAACATATCTCCAGTCCTTAAGTGCAATACCAGTTTTCCACTTAAAGTGATCTTGGTAAGCTCTCATTCTTTCACCAGCGATACCATTAGTAGTCTCGATAGTTTGAAGTCCTAGATCTTCGTGAGTTAAGCCAGCTTTAGATCCTTTTGGAAAGATACCGCAACAAGTTTGCTCGCCCCAAACAATTAACCAAACTGATGAATTGTCTGATCCTGATCCACCACCGTTAACGATGTTTTGTGCATTAGGAGCTGATAAGTCAGAGTAACGAACTGAAAGGCCGTTAAATTCCTCTGGTGATAGTGAACTATTCCCATAGAATAAAGTTGAAGCCATTTCTTGGTTCATTGCTTCTAAGAATGCTTGAGCTTCAGATAATCTAAAAGAGTTTACGTTACCGTTAAGTTCCGCTACTTCTTGATCTACTTCACTCCATGCTTCTAGCATTCCGCATTGCTCGTCAATTTGTGCAGCTAGTGATTTACTTGGTTGAACTCCTTGATTTAAAAGTCTCCAGTAAACTTGTGGTAAACCTGTTCTTACAGTGATTCTATGACCTGTAGGTAAGTTACCTTCCATGAATTTCATGTCGTCTAGAATTTCGTTTGTTTGTGCAAGTAGTTCAACGATCTTTGGTGTTTTTCCATCTGGATCGATTCTTTTTGCAAAGTCAATAAGTGTTAATGCGTTTGATGATAATGTTGCCATTTAAAACTCTCCTTAGTTTTTAAATTAATTTAATTACTTCCATAAAAATAATCTTCTGTTCTTTTTTCGCCACCAAATTCCTTGCCACTAACGAGTGTATCATCACTCATGGCAGCTCCAATGGCCGATACAAACCTGACAAATTCCGGATTGTCCCCATAACCTGTCTCACGTAGCATATTAACAAAGTCCTCTGAAGCATATTTGCCGACTACTCTTTTAGCATTCTCAACTGTAGTCTTTAAATTGTCTCCACCCATTACTTTGTCGTTTACAACCTGATCTCTCCACTGATCTTTCTCAGCTTCAATAGCTTCAGTTTTTGACTCAACCCACTTCGCAAGCACTTCTTCCTGTTTGTTAAGCATCCCTTTGGCCACATCTTCAGATATGTTATTCTCAACTAAAAAAGATTCAATCTCTTCTAAAAAAGAATTGTCCATTAGGCTATTCTCACTTAACTCCAGCTTATATTGTGCTGTCTCTTCTAGATCCTCGGACTCCTTAACATCGTCACCTGACTCAGTTTCTTCCTTAGACTCTGTGATTTCATCACTGTCTGCGGCTTCTTCTTTTGTCTCGTCAATTGTCTTGTCATTCCCAGGTTCAGCTCCGTAAAGACTGTCCTCAACTGTAGTTTCTTTTATTTCATTCTCTGCTGGTTCTGTAACCACCGTTTCTTTAACTTCCATTTCTGTTTGTTTACTCATTAGTTCTCCTTACCTTTGTTATCTTTCATTAGTTTTAAAAGTAGATTCTCATCTGCTTGTGTAATTTCTGACATAATGAAATGACCTAAGTCTTGTTTACCGGCAAGGTAACTCATGGTTGAATGTTGCTCATTGAATACAGTGTTGAAAGTGTTGCAATGTTCAAGTATTCTCCAAAATAACCTACGTCCACTAATACTAGAAAGTACTGTGCGAATGTCGTTAAGTTGTTG